AATCAGCGACGGCATCTCAAAGGTCAGCTGATTGACGCGCTCAAATTGCGGCATCGCCCTGCTCATGCTTTCGGTGACCTCGTCAAAACTGCGTGCAACCGATTCATTGCTGATTCTTACCGCGTCGTTTGCCAGCGCAAGTTTGCCAGCCTCTAATATCTGATTTGACAGTGACGGCAGCTCAGCAAGCGGCTGCACTGTTGGTCTGCGCACGCCTGTGCCCTCGCCGCCAAGCCTTGGTGTTGGTGGCTTTGGCGCTTCTTCGCGCCTTGGAGTCGGCACCCGCATAGGGAAAGGCATTGCGCGACCTGTGACCGCCTGCGCCTGCTCGTAACCGAACTGCCGTGCCTCTGCGTTTGTCGTGCGCGGCAAACCTTTGTTTAGGTCAGCAACACCCTCGTTAAATCCGTCTTTGTAGGCTTCGCCGATGGTGCGGCCTTTGTTTTGCACGTCGTCGGTGCCCGGAAACCAGCCGGTAAAGAATTGCTTGATAGCTTCGCCGACGCCTTTCACAATGCCGCGGAATGTGTCCCATTTTTGATACATAGCGACTACTGCCACGCCTAAAGCGACAACAGCAGCGACTATCCATCCAATGGGACCAGACAGCGCGAGCCAAGCGGCGGCGGCTTTTACCCGCAGTGCTGTGAGTGCTGTGTTGAGGAATCCGATTTGCCCTGCCGCGCTGAGGATTAGTGAGCCAAGTAGCTTGATTGGTGATAACAGAGACACAGTGACCAGCCGCATGGTTGATAGTCCCAGCGTAATAGTCGGAATGATACGCGCCATTGCCCCAAACGCCAATAACACCGGCCCCAGCGCCGCCAAAAAAGCCGCCGTTCCCAGAATAACCGATTGCAGCCGCGGGTCCATGTCGGCAAAGCCTTTCGCCACACGGTTGATGAAGCCGGACAATTTGTCTAGTACGGCGGTGATGTTGACGTTCTTGTCGATGGCTTCGCCTAATACTGCGAGTGATTGACGTAGTGAAGATTGAAAGTTGGTGATTGCGTTAGCCACGCCGCCCTGCACAGACTGAAATTTCTCGTTTTCAGAAATTGCCTGTACAATCGCCTGATTAAAGTCCTTTACACTGATACCTGTGTTGCGGATGGCCTCGATATTGGTTGTCCCGAATGCGTCTTGCAGCGCGATGTTTATGGCAGGTACGCGTTCTGCGATTACGTTCCAGTCCTCCCGTAGAATCGTGCCGCGCCCCTCCATCTGCGTCATCTGCCGGATAACTTCGTCGAGGTCGTCAGCTGTGCCACCGGCAAGTGTTACAGCCTTAGACATTTGCAGGATAGTGCGCTCGGCTTCCGATGCTGCGTAGCCGATTGACTGCAAACGTATGCTCGCTTTTGCCGCCTGCTCCAAATCAATCCCCGGCTCCAGCGCCAATTTGCGCAGGCTTTCCAGCTGCTTCTCCGCTTCCTCACTACTCCCCGCCACTGCCGTCAACGATTTGCGCAGCTTGTCCATTTCAGCAAATGCCGAAATAGCCGCCCCACCAATGGCAGCCGTAGGCAAACTAAACGCCATAGTCATCGTTTGCCCTGCTTCCTCAGCCTTGCGGGCAAACTGCGTTAGCTGGCGGTTGGCAAGTGCCAGCGCCTTGTTGAACCCCTCCTTACGGAGAGTCATCATTACGTTTAGCTGCCCTGTTTTTCTTGCCATTGGTCGTTTTATTTATGTGTGTTGGCTGCCGCCGTCGCTGTTATTTATCCGCAGCCACCGCTACTTGTCAGCATTAAACTGCGCTATAAGCATCTCTGCCGCTCGCTGGTCTGTCACTGCTCGCTGACCCTGCCGCGGCTGCTCGTCGGGTAATTGCAGCAGGTCGGTGACCTTTAGTTTTTTGCCTTTCGGCATCATCGAGTTTAGCAGCGCGGTTGTTTGCCAGCGCACTAACCTGATTTGCTCCAGCGCTTGGTCGTTTAGGCCGTCGCCTCTCGCTGCCAGATACGCCAGCGTGGTGTACGGTATTTGCCGTTCGTCTATGCCCATGGATGCTGCCATGCAGGCGATTTCGTGTAAGTCGGTTAGCTCGTTGCCAGCCGTGCCGGCTTCCGCGTTTTTTTTTGCGTTGATGCGGTCATGCTGTTCGCCAGCAAAGTAAATGCCTGCTCAATGACAGCGAAGCCCTCCTCGTCCAGCAGGTCACAGGTTTGCTCGTAGTTGTTTTCGTATTCCTTGCCGGCCTTGCGGTGGCCATGCTTCAGCGCCACATGGATTAACTGCATAGCTGCACCTATGCCGCCCTGTTCGATTTGCTGGCCTAACTGCGCTACTGAGCAGCCGAATAGCTGTTCCAGCTCAGCAAGGCAGGCAAGACCAAAGTTGATTGGCAGTTCTTGGTTGCCAATCTGAATATGTGTTTGTATCATGGTTGGTATGTTTGATGTGTGCCGCGTTTATGGCAGTACCGCGTTTATGGCAGCACTAAGTATGTGGATGGCTGGCATCCGAAGACACCAGCCCCATTGTTACGATTCAGTTACCAAGGTTATCGGACCTGACACTGTGATTGTCACGCTGTAAGTTGAATTTTCTTCCACGCCGGCATTGATACTAAATTCAGTGACGTAGCCCGAGCCATCCCAAGCCTTGTCGCCAGCTTCGTCGGTCGTGAAACGCCACGTGACCAATGTACCGTTGTCGAGGTCAGTCCAGAGGGTTTCGGGCTTCACGTTGGTCGTGTCGTAGGTGAAAAACGCGTCACTGCTGAGTGATGCTGATTTTCGCCCGGGTGCTGATGTTACCCAGCTGCCGGTATTGTCTTTGTCCAAGATTTCGCGCATTTCGCGTGAAATACTTAATGAGCAAGTAGTTGCGCGGCCAATAGCTGTACCGCCTTTATAGATCCGCAGATCCGTTCCATTTACAACGCCGCTAGTGGCCATGGTATATTATTTTTTGTTTGTGTTTGAATTATTTTTAGCCTTGGGCTTCGTGTTTGCCGGCAAAGGTACAACCACTATGTTGGGTTGCGGCTTGTTCTCGTTCACAATCTGCGCGGTTTGCTGCTTCTCGGTCAGCTTGCCGCGGGCTGGATTGTAAGGCACAGCGATGCCCTGCTCGATTAGCTGCTTGGCTAAGTCGCGCATTATGTCGGGTGTGTCCCCAGGCATCCAGCCCATGTATTTTTTAGTGATGCGGATTATCATACGTAGTAAGTTATCGTGATTACATCAGACGGGTATAGCTCGTAGTTCATAGTGATGGTTGTTGAGTTCGTGCGTGAAAATTCGGTAGATAGTACGCCATTGACGTGTACTTTGATTGCTGCTAACTGCGTCGGCAGCGGGCTGGTCAGGGTCAGTGTGTAGCCGGTTTGGCCTGTGAATGTTTGCCGGTAAGCTGTGCCGGCAAACAAAATACGAAACTGCACCTCCACCGTATCGCCAGAGAGGTTGTACGGGAACGCGATAACACTGCCGGCCTTTGTCCAGTCGGTGGTGAATAATCCCTGTATGTATACATCAATCGCTGCATCTGCTGGCAAAGTACCACTATTTTCTGTGATAGTAATACTATCATTTGTAACGTTGGTGAACGTCTGAGCAAACGCGGTGCTGCCGTCTGCCAGCGTGCGGAATCGCACTACAATGAGGTCGCTGGCCTCGGTCGTGAACGGCAGGGCAATAATGCTGCCGGTGCGTGTCCAGCCGGTGATTAGCTGGCCGTTTAGGGTGATTTCGATGGCGTCATCTGCTGGCAGGTTGCCAGAGTTCGCGGTGACGGTCAGGGTGCTTGTGGCTGTGCCGGTGAATGTCTGGGAAAACCACACCGCGCCAATAGCTGTCCTGTTGAGCCGGATGCGCCAGTCCTGACTTGTCCAGTACACACCTATCTCTGCGTCGTAGTCGCCCTCTTTTTCATCCTCAAAGATTGCACGGTCGATTGCCAGCGCCGATGAATACGACAGGTTGCGGTATCGGTCTAGTACCTCCCTGCTGCGGTTTGCGGCCTCTTTGGCGGTGTCGTATGACTTGCTGTATATGTCAAGCTGAATCAGTACCTCATCCAAGGGAGATACGCCATCCTTGTCGTCGGTGGGATTGGTGCCGATTATGGTATAGACAGTGAACGGGAAATTTGTCTTAGCAGGTACAGTGTTCGGAAAAATGCGGCTACCCATAATGCCGGCAAATGTGGCATCAGTGGAGAGCAGGCTGTGTATGGCTGTACCTATTGACATGTATCACTGTTTGTGTGCCGGTGTTATCTGCTGCCGGCAGCTTGGTTCAGTATTTTTAGTGCTTCGCGCTCCATGGCTGGTATAGCCATGGGTGCGGATTTGTTGACAGCATTGAGCGTGATGCGCTGCATGTATGCGCGCGCGCCTCCGTATATCATATGCGCATAGCCCGCAGCCGCGTTGGCCTCGGTCGTGCCGATAACCGATTTTGAGCCGCGGCGGTTGTAGCGCGGGCCGACAACAACAAGGCCGATCTCACGCAGGTATTTGCGCCTCTTGCTTAATTCTTGT